CCTCGGATGCCTTGGCTGCATCGCGCTGAGCTGCGGCAACGGATGAAGCAACGTCCTCGGCTACTTTCGCTTCGTTGCGTCGAGCGTCCGCAATGGACTGTGCGACGTCCTCTGCAACTTTCTCCTCGTCGCGACGTGCCGCATTGACAGCCTCAGCGGTGTCTCGGGCTACCTTCGCCTGATTCCGCTCTGCATCTGCGACAGAATCGGCCGCGTCCTGCGCAACCTGTGCTTGCTTACGCCGAGCATCAGCGATGGACTCCTGGGCGTCTCGAATCTGCCGAGCATTGGCCATTTCAGTGGCCGCAGTCCGACTGGACGCCTGACCAGCAGCGGCCTGGTCTTGGCCATAAGCCTTGAGAGCGTCGCCGATCCCATTGAACGAACCGATCAGAACTCCGGCCATGCCGCCCAGGGAGCTGGTGAGCGCCGGCAGGACCGAAATAGCCGCACCAGCCGCACCGGCAGCAGCACCGATACCGAGCAGTGCCGCCGTGATGAGACTGGCTCGACCAGTTGTCTCACGAGTGAACGTGTCCATCCGGCCCGATGCGCGAGTCAACCCACCGTCATCGACATCTACGTCGACATGCGCTGTCCCTCGGATGCGGTTGAGCCGGTCCTCGATCCGCCGGGCGTCGCCGGTGGTGTTGTCCCGGACGTTGACTTCAACGAAAGCGTCGCCGATCTTAAAGCTCACGGGTCCACCTTCTTTCGGTCAATGAGTCCGGTGTGCATTGCTGTGAACGCGGCAAGGTCCACCACGTTCGAGTGGCCGGTGCCGGGTGCTGCTACTGCTGGTGTAGGTGCTGCGGTTTCCGTGGCGGGTTCCTGGTTCTGAACCCTGAGCGCCATCACTCCTCCGTATACCGAGATCCGCCACGCCAACCGCATAAACCGGGGCCCATCAAGTTCGTAGATGTCGTCTATCCGGTGGAACCTGGAGAAGTCCGATTCCAGGTCATCCAGATAGTCAATCACCCACGCGATTTCTTGGACCCTTTCTTGCCGTTTCCCGAGTCCGCTTCCAATGCACCAAGAGTCATCTTGACCACTGAGTCCGCGATCTGGGACATGTCATCAGGCTTCAGTTCGTCGTATTCGGATAAGGCTTTGTAGCCTTTCTCGCCCACCAGCTTCTCGACGAGCATCATCTCCGCGACCACGTGGCCGTACCGACGAACATCGTCAAGGTACTGGAGCGCGACATTTACCCGAGGACGAGCAGGGATCTGATACACCACATCATCAATGGAGAACAGGTCTACCATTTCCTCGGGTGCATCGGCCTTGCCCGTCTTCAGCTCAATCACGACGTCTGGTCCTGCACCTTGAGTGGAGCGATGGACGCGGACACGTAATGGGCGGTGAAGGTCACCGCGAACACGGTCTGACCGTCTTTCTTGTAAGCGAACTCGACATTGGCGGTGGACAATACCCGACGCACAAGAACCCGACGACGGAACTGGCCAGGGGCGTATCCGTCAATGAGCAGTGCACGGTAGTTGGGCTGAGTAGCCGAGGTAGCAAAGTTCGGCTCGAACGTCTTGTACCCAGTGCCACTGGCCACGGTGCCACCGTTGAGCGCGATGGTGAGGTTCTCCAGTGTGGCCTCAGCCATGTTGGTCTGCACCGTCATGTCCCGCTTGGTCAACCGAGAACCGACCCGGTCAACGATCTGGTCCACGCCCAGCTCAGTGAAGTCATGCGAGAACGACAGGGTGACGCCTTCAGTGGTGCCGCCGATGTCGGTCCACACCAGTGCGTCTGGACTGCCGGCGATAGCCGCGTTGGTGTCCAGAGGCTCCGTCGCGCCGAATGCACCTGTGTATAGGGTCCCTGGACCCAGGATCAAGTTAGTAGCGGTAACAGCCATTTGGATCGGCTCCTTAGAGGTAGAAGGCTTGCAGCTTGATGGCCACGTTCTGAACGTCCATCTGAAGTTGGTTAGTGAAGTCGGATTGCGGGAACGGGCCGTACCACTTGACATCCCCGGCTGCGAGGGTCTTCACCTCGTCGGCCACGGCGTACGCCCCTTGGCCCGACGTTCCGGGAGTGACAAACGTCAGAGTGTAGGGAGACCCGCCACTGTTCTTGGCCGCGATAAACAGGGTGGTCCCGTTGTTGTCTGCGACATAGTTGCCGTTCGTGGCGTCGCCAGCTACACCATCAGTAGGTGAAGGAACAATGCCAGTAAGAGTAATCTTCGTGGCAGTGATAGCGGTGCGTGCCATTTACTTCTCCTTGTCCGAGGTCGCTACCGGGTTTGACCGCGGCTGTGCTGGCTGACCCTGCTGCGGCGTGCTATTGTCTTGATCGACCAGCAGGCCATGACGTTCGAGGTCAGTCTTCTCCTCGTCGGTCACCTCAAGTTCGGTATCTGGGTGAAGTGTGACTCTGATCTTGTGCGTGGCCATTTAGTCCTCTTCCTCTGTTATGCCGCTACAAGCGTGTAGACGAATGTGACGTCGAATTGGTAATGGGCAAATCCGGATTCATCGCCGGGAACACGGCGTGGCTCGGCGAGGGGATAGACAGACATGAACTGCACTGGGTGATAGCCGGGAAGCACCGTGAATTGGCGGAGTTCCTTCGTCGCGTATGTGGCGGCGAGGATCGACCCAGCAAGCGACCCAGCCTTTCCCCACGGTGGCTTCGAGCTACTTGGATTGTTCGCCCAGCAGTCGATCGATATCACCGGACGAGACAAAGGCACGTAGACCGACGATGCACCACCGACTGAGAGGACCGTGACAAACCCGTCGGGCCATTGAGTCGGATCAGCCGGAAGGCTGGTGGCTACCTTGCCGTCCGGCACTTCATCGATAGATGACACCCACGCGATAGCTACCTGCTCGGGGGTCGGATAGCGAGCCATCAGAGTTCCCGCTCGCGATACAGAGCAGGGCGTAGGTACGGCTGAGCGGCCATATTGCGAGTGCCCATCTCGACGTACACCGGAACCTTCGGGTCGTCTCCTGGGACGTCACGAGAGGCGACTACGTACACGGTGTTGTTGGTGGGGCCCTCGACATGGATGCCTGCGCGGAGTGCACCGGTATCTACAGGAGCGAACCGTTGCGCGTCGTCGGCGATAGCTTGACCGACGCGCTGAAGCATGTTCTGAATCGCACGATCGATCTCGCGGCGTGCGTTGTCGTCCATCATCGCCTCCCTTCACGTTCGGCGGTTCAGGCTCCAGAGGGACCTTTCACAGGCCCTATGACTGGGCGCCCACTCGTACTGCGGTCACCCGGACATCGGGCAAGCCGATGAGCCGGGGCGGGTTGGACACCTCCCGAACTTGGTAGACATGACCGGACGTTTCATCGCGGAATCGGTCGCCTTCAGTGACGTCAGCTCCCGGTCGAAGACGGATGGTGAATGTCTCCACGACACCCCCGCGCGCTTCTACCTGCTGGTAACTCCGCTGACGGTCTTGAGTAATGGCGGCCGGCATCTTTTCGGCTACCTCGGTATCGACGTCGGTTTCATCGCCGAACGAGTCGACCCCCGACCCACGCAAAACTGTGATGCGGGTCGAGGGCACGAACGTGGTCATAACGGCTTCCAGTCCGGTGACTCGTCGATCTCCGGCGTATCGGTCAGCCACGCATGGGCGTACGCCGCCAGAGTCGGGTATCTGCGCTCACCGCAGCCCTGCACCCGGAGAGACCGTGGCCTGTTCCAGGACAGCTGGTCGAGGCACCGCTGTGCGAGAGGAGCCAAGAGCATGGCATCCGAGCTGGCAGGCGTGAACGATGCGCCATCCTGGCTAGCCGACTTCACGTCAACTCGGGTCAGAACATCGATCTGCGCGACCTGCCAGACCACCTGGTAACCAGCGGCCATCGCAAGCAGCCTCAGGTCCCGATCGCCGATGTCGTCTACGGCGGCGAGGGTGGCGCCGGAGTAGAGGTCGATGATGCCTTGCGCCTGGCTGAGCTGGGCGAGCGTGACCGTGACGCCTGTCAGTGCCAGGACATCGGCGGGGGTCGTCCAGCTCGCCACTGGCTAGGCCTCGTCGCGGTATTCGGGTGCGCTGGCCTCAACACAAGGGATCGACCAGGTCACGATCTTGGACACCCCATCGGGGTGGTTCTCGACCTCAGTGATCTTTGATTCACCAACCGGTCGCCATCCCGCAGCGATGCAGCTCGTGATGGCCGCGTTGTCTGGACCGGGGAGCACTTCTCCTCCGGGGCCCACGGGAGTGACCACGACCTGGTACAGGTAGGTGTTGGTCGCTTTGACCCTGGTGACCTCACCTGGGATACGGCCGATCTTCTCGCCGTCCGCAGGCTCGGTGGGCGACTCGACGAGCTTGCCGGTCCCCTCCTGTCCACGGAGACGCTCAGCCCGCAACGGTTGGTGTGGAACGAGGTCCGAGAAGTCCGACACGTTCCCTGGGTGCGGATCGGGTCCGGTCCTACGCTCTGCCTCGGCCTTGGTGTCTGGCTCGGTCTTGTCCTGCTTAGGCATCCAGTCGCCTCCTTTCAGTGGAGTCCCGGTGCCGGACTGTCGGGGGCGAGCCCGGCACCGGGAGAGATCAGAGGGTTTACGGGATGTCTTCGAGGACGGCCCAGGCCTGCTCATACCCGACGCCGAAGCCTCGGCGAGCACGCACCTTCAACAGGGCTTCGTCGGTCAGGAAGGCCGGGCCAGAGTCAGCACCGGCGAGCATGTACTCGACTGGCGACCGGTCTCCAAGGATCAGGAAGTCACGGTTACCAATGAACATGAGCTGATTGCCGGTGGGAGTGTCCGTCGAGGTGGCGTGGGTGCGGGCACCGAGAGACCACTTGACCGGCATACCGAACACGGTGTCGACCGGCCCGCCCTGGCCACCGCCGGCAGTGCCGTTGGTCGACTCATTGAAGATCGGGTCACCGTTGGAGTTCACGACTCCGCGCAGCTTCGCCCGGAACCCTGGGTGGGCGATGACAACCATCGACCCGTCGTCCCAGTAGTTCGAGGTCTCGACCAGACCGAAGGTGTCGGACAGGTTGGCGTAGTTGACGGCCACTGTGGTGAGTGACTGGATGCGGTTCGCGTTCGCGGTGTAGCCAGTGGCCGCGTTGGTGGTGGTCAGCGACTTGTAGAGGCTGGTGAACGGGATGGTTCCACCGTTCTCCGCAGCAGTGACGCCGAGCGCGGCGTTGTCCAGGCCGATCGCGTACGAGCGAGCCCAGTCCAGCTGCTTGGTCTGGATGATGTTCGCGACCTGAGCGGTGTCCTTGAGGTCTTCATCGGCAACACGCAAGACGGTGCCGAGCTTGCGCGCGGTCAACAGGATCTCGTCGTTGGTGTTGGCGTCCTCGGGGTACGCGGCGCCCTTGGCGATGGCACCCTGCCAGCTCATTCCACCGGAACGCGGAACGTGCTTGGTGTCGGTGCTCATCGGCACGTGCCGGGCAAGTGACTCGACGGCGGACAGGGCACGGATCTTGGTGATTACCGGGCCTGACCACTCCTCGGGAATCCATGATTCGAACGTTTGACGTGCGATGGCTACGGCCCTCCGGGCTCGTGACGATTAGGGGGTTGCCCTTGCGTCACGCCCCGGGACCGGGAGGTCAGGCGGTGGGTGTCACACCCAGCTACGCCTTCTGGTCACACCATATCTCATCGCGCGTTGAGCATCCCAGCAATCAGGTCAGCGGTGGTCTTCGGTCGCCCGTTCGTCTGCCCTTGCTTATCCGCACCATCCACTCGGCCTGGCCGACGAGTGCTGGCGAACAGATCCGGGAAGTCGCTTTTGATGTCGGCGATCTGTTCCGTGAGGCCTTCCACACTGCCGTCCTCGGCAACGTCCAGATCCTCAAGGTCGAGCATCTTCAGCACCCGAGCCATGACCGTGTCCGAGTTAGCCTTCGGCAGTACCAGACCAGCTTCCAGGAATGCAGAGCGGGCGACAGAGCGAACCAGCTTTGGCTTCCATTCCGCTGTGACGGCCTGCCGTGCATCGGCGACGGCCTTGTCCACATCGGGTGCGTCGGCATCTTGCTCTGGCTTCGTGCGCTTGGCTTCCCGAGCATCCTTGCGAGCTTTGCGAAGTGCCTCGTTCAGTGCGGTCCAGTCGGCCGCAGTGACGGGGTTGCCGTCCTCTTTCATAGCAGGTGTTGGTTCGGCGTTCTCTTGATCTGTGTCGGGCCCAGTACCGTCACCCGTTGGAGTGGTGTCTTCGTTCTGGGTATCTACGTCAGCCATCACGGCCTCCTCTCACCTGTAGGGACGTCACGTCCCCTGGGGAACTCGCCGCGCCGAACCGCTCGACGGGCGTACTGCTTCACCGATTCCGGCAAGGTCGAGCCATGTGCCAGCAATCGCTGGGCTGCGCGCAGTCGGGATGCTTCTGATTCGCTATCGAGCGAGAAGCCACGGAGCACCGACCGCTTTGCTTCACGCTTGAGCGCGGTCGGTATTGCATGGTTGTCCGGGTCGACCAGTTCGAGGACACATCGGCAGTGCGGGTGCAGCGGAGGACCGGTCAAGATCCCGTACATGATCAGCGGTCTGTCGCCAAAGGTCAGCCCAGTGGGAAACACGCCGGTGTCGGTGGTCTGTCCTGAGTAGGCCAGGCAGTGCACACAAGCGTCTCGTTCGGCGACCCACATTCGGTTCCATCCGGTTATAGCGGCCACCTCGGTAACGGCCGTAGCTGCCGCCCCGGTGAAGTATGTGTCGGTAACTGCCTGAACTGCCGCAACTGCCTGATCGGCCCGGATC